ATCATAGTGCCGAATAATTCACCAGCGTTTGTTGCTGCCATTTTCGCAACATCACTCAATTCATTAATGGAAGTAACAATAGGGTCTATATGTTCAGGTTTCATATCTGATATGATCGGAGATAAATCGAGCTTTTCAAGCTCAAAATTTAATCCAGCAATACCACCACCAGGGGAACCACCAGAAGGAGAACCCGAAACCTCATCCACCACCTCTTTAATTTTACCTAAATTATCAAGCATTGTATTATATTTATCTTCATTTTCTTGCAATGCCTTACCTTGTTCTACAAAACCAATGTTAAGCATTCTAATATCATGTGCTATACCTTGAAAACCCTTTCCGACTCCTGGTATTTTACTAAGTGTTTCTAAGGTGTCAGCAAGTACATTTGTCATGTGAGCCCCAAAATCGGTCATTAGTTCACGTGTATTGTTGACAAAACGCATTAATACTATTCCAGTCCTACCAACCCATTCACCTATATCTTTCATTGAATCCCTTAATCCACCAGAATGCTCAGCGTTTTCCTTGAGCATATCAGCAGTAGAATTAAGAGAAGGTAATAAGCCTATTGTGAATACACGTTTTAGGGCATTAGAGGTTTCCTTTAATGCAGTCATTTTATCATCAAATTCTTTAGTAGCTTCGACATCTTTTTCAGACATAATTATTCCGAGATTATCCGCTTCTTTTGCCATTTTATCAAACCATTCTGTACCTTTACGTAACATTGGAACTAACTCACGCCCTGCCCTTGCACCAAACAGTTGAGTTATTGCAGCAAGTTTTTCTGTTGATAATGCTCCCTTGCTTGCCACATCTGCAATATCCCTAAAAACATCTTCCGTATTTCGTAAAGTCCCATCATTTTTTTTATATTCTATTCCTAAAGTTCTAAAATATCTAAGATATGTTTCAAGCCCATCACCAGCATAACCAAGTCGTATGGTTAAATTACCTAAACCTTTTTCTAAGGCTTGTGTGTTTCCATGTTCTTGTTTAGCCGCATAGGCTAATTCCTGAAATTTCTCTACTGCAACACCTGTTGCTTTTGAGGCTTTGCGTACTTCGTTTGTATATCTTATAGTATCACCAATAGCCTTCATAATTGCGGTGCTTACCGCTGCTACTGCAACAGATAATGCCTTAAAAGCTATTCCTGCTGTTTTTTTAAATTTATTTATACGTTTTTCAGAAACAGATAGGTTTTTCTCAAAATTATCTTTTTTGAGCTTTAATTCTGCGTATAAATCTCCGACTTTCTGCGCCATTTATTTCTTCCTTAAAACATAGTTTTGCATATACCACATCTCAGACTTGGTTAATTCTTTGGGTGTATCACCAATCAAATCACTTCTGAGAGCATTTCCCGACCATACTCGTTCCATTTTATTTCTCGAATTAGAAAAATTTACCATATGCATAAGATCATCATTAAGTATATCTGGTACACTCCCATAACCCTCTCTATTTAAAAGATAAATTATATCCCAAGGTTCTATTTTTATATAAGATTCGTTGCCGTAATTGCCCTGAGGGCTTGCATAAAAAAATCAGAATTTTTCCTCCTTACTTTATCCCAAAGTTTGAAGGCTTTATCATAATCCAACTCATCCACATTTATTTTAGGATTTTTAACTCCATGAATTAAAAGCAATCTTATTTCAGGTAAAGTTAAAGCCCTATCAAGCCAAGTATCAAAATCTTTATCCTTTTCTAAATCTATATTAGTTTCTTCTAACCGTTTAGAAATATTTATCAACATGGGTTGTAAAGCAAAAAAATCCTTAACCTTAAATCTTCGCACCCCAGGAATATCGTTTATAACTTTTTTCTTAACACGATATCCAATACAAAATCCTACACTCAATATTATTATACCAATAACAATATATGGCAAATAAACCTCCGGTTAAGCGGTTGTTATATTTATATAACCAAAAGCCTGACCACTTGACTGAGTTGAATCATATAAACCTTTAATGGTCATAGGCAGCTTCATTAATTCTTCCGTAACAAAAGTAAGGTCTACATTACTTACTATAGTGGCTTTAGGAAGATAAATAGTCATGACTTTTTGGTCGGGATAATTATGTGTTAAAAGAACACCCGAACTGGACGCTGTATCTATTCTATTTTCGCTAAAATAGACCCTTTTGGAAGCAGTAGTTGTATATGTTCCAGATTCAACATATCCAGTTGATTCATCCGCAACAGTATGTGTTCCACTGGAATCCAACATTACCATTCCCCTTGTTGCATCAATATAATAATCGTCATCTTCCGTCCAAGTAGTGCCACCACCATCAGCAGCAGAATTTAAGACAATACTTGCTGCTCCAATTTTAGAACTGTCATCGTTTATATGTACCATTGTAGCTTCATATAAAGTAAATCCAACATCGGTGTCATAATTGTCTGTTCCCGCACTCACATTGGTTGTGGAAACACCCAAAATTGTAGCCAAGTTATCGTATTGAATATCTGTAGTAGTTACTTCGATTATAGGTTCTTTATTAAATTCAAGTCTTGCTTTAGCTCTATTCAGATTGGCATTCATTATATCGTGTATCTCTTTCTCTATATTACAATTCCCCATAACAACATCACCGATACTTGTACCGTCCCATGTAAGAGTAAAAAGATTTACACTTTTATTATCTTTATGTGGTACAGTTGCACTTGGCATTAGTTCCCTCCTTCTTTCAATTCACACATTTTTTTCCATATTTTTTTATATTCCGCTTTTAACTTTGCGATTTTCGCTGTGTCACGTGGTTCAATATGTAGCGATTTATTGTATTCATTGGCGACTTTATTGTGCTCTAACCTTAGTTCCTCATAAGTTTTTTCAGCCATATTTTCCCTCCATTAGCTTCTGCTTATCGTTGAACGGTATGGAATGGTCTCTCCTGTAAATAACAATTTCCCTGCTCTTGTATATATTCCATCCGCTATTCTTCTTTCTTCAAAATTATAGGTTATTACCCTACAATCTGCGTTTTGTAAAATTCCACCAAGCATATTACTTTCAAGCAATGTTTCAATATCTTCCATTACTTTAATTAATCCATTTGTACTATGTACTAAACTTTCTTCTTCTGTTGTAATATACTTATTCCAAACAACTATTTCAACAGGATATCTATGCCATAAAACCTCGGTTTCAGTATCGTTAGATTCTTTCATTTTTTCTGGCTCTTTTGGGTCGAGAAAAACTGCCGGATATTGCTTCGGAAGTGGATATGGGTCTGTAACTTGCTTAATCTCTAATATAGAAGATACCCCTGCATCAATAGCTGTGTCAAGTGCTGCCAATAAAGCCCTCATTCCAGTATTCATTTAAATAACCTCTCGATATATTGTCTGGTTACTTTTACCAATTCGGCATGATCCTCTCTCAAGAATTGTAAAAATGGGCGTTTCTTATGTAGATATTTCCCATAAGGAGCTACACTTGAAGTACCCCATACAACCTTATCCTTGTGTGGTTCATAAGTTAGGCTACCTTTAAGGTTTCCAGTAACACTCAATATTGGAGAATCTTCCTTACCTATTCTTTTGCGCCATTTCTTTGTAGAATCTTCCAACCCCTTCCATTTTGAACCACCACCGAAAACCGCATTTCCTCTTGCACCTTCTTTATTGAATGTCTTTGTTGTACTTTTAACCATATAAGAACCCATCCGTTTTGAAATATAAGTCAAATCTCCTGCTTTACGTGCAGCTTTTTCGAGGTTGCGTTGTAAATTGCCTTCAATTTTAAAATCCAGTTGCATTATTCTCGGTCATCCTCAATATCATCTAACCTATCACTATCTACATTCTGTTTTAATTCATCATCTACGTTAAATATCGTATTATAATCTTCAGTATTTGATTCAACCAATTGTTTTTCGGATATATCGGGTAGGGATATCTTACCGTCTCGCAACTCAATCAATTTACCATACTCGGAAGATTCTTTCATAGTATCTACTTCTGTATAAAGCCCCGGATTTTTACGTTTCTTACATTCAAGAACACATAAATTAGTAGATATTCCCTCAAGAATACCTGGAGTTGAAGCCAAGGGCAATGAATATCGGTTAGTAATAAAAGCGTCAATTATCCCATCAACATAAGTTTTAACATCAGATAATAAAGCATCAGTTAATTCTGTACTGTTCGAACCTGTCCATGCAAGTCTTATTTTAGCATCAGTAGAATAAGCCATTATCTGCCTCTAAGCACATCACCACTTATATATCTATCCACAACTTCATCTGCTTTAGGTATTCCTAACCGTATAGCTTTGTCCATGAGAACTGTTTTTCTACCTTTCGGATAAGCTTCTGTTAATTCCCTGTTGAGGTCTTTCCATTCAACACTATTCGAAATTATTACATCTCGCCAATATTTCTTATTTCTTAATTCATCATGTGTTAAAGCAATTTTATTTCCAGCAGAAATATACGTTACTTTAATATCCCCATGTTCTACAGTTCGAGGAAATTTCGTATTACTTTTGTGATGATATACTTCTACAATCCTATCACCATTAATATCTCTGCCTTTAGCCTTATGAATTTCATGGCCTTCTTTAATATAATACATACGTTCTCTATTTGACATATATATCCTCACATGGTTATATTATTGGGGTGAAGAAATCTCCACCCCAATAGTTTTTTCTTACTTTTCATCCTTTTTATTATCTTTCACTACAGCTTTTTTAACTTCAGATTCAGCCTGTAACCAAGTTTTCTTTCTGCCAAATCTATCCACATCTGAACCTTCTGACAATTCTACTGTATTATTCAATTTATATTCTCTGCCATCTTTTAAAACTGTATGTCCTTCTTTTACAATTTTAAATTTATCCATTCAGCCTCCTATTTTATGCGTTCAACATTTATAGTCTTTAGAACTTCATCAACATCATTCATAGTTTTACACCTTTGGAGTTGGCTGACAAAAGAATTGACAGCCACATTTTGCTGTTGCATTTGTATTTGTATTTGCTGTTTCTGAAGTGTTAGATTCTTTTGTTTTTGTATTTGTACTATTGTTGTAGCAAAAGAACCTATATCGGCAATTGTCAAAACAACAATAACAGATACTAAAACTACAATTATCAACATCCACTTCTTATCTTCCATCAGCCATTATCTCCTTTATTTATTAAACATCTGTTTCTGTAACACGTATTGAAATTATAACAGCCCATTCCTTACCTACTGGCACGCTCTCATCAAAATCATCATCACCTGTCTTGGCTTCGAGTTTTTCTCCAGCAGAAAGAGTTGTTTCATGTAACAATTCTTTTTTAATTTGTGCTGGAGTATTGACTTCTGTTGTCCAAGCTAAATCAGCCATTATAACTCCTATCTATATAATGGTATATAATATTGGGTACCATTATAATAGACTTTTATTCTCGCATCTTGGTTCCCGCCAGGAACTGCATCAGTTGTTATACAAGTACCCGCTCCCGAATTAAAGGTCTCATCAAAGTAAAAGAGTTGATCGTAACCGCTTGAAGTTGTTTCAAATCCTGCCCATGCGTCAGGGCGGCTCATACCTGTTGAAGAAAAAATACCATATTCTTCGCCGTTGTGTGTTCCCCCGCATTGATTGTCGACCCATAGTGGAGCCGTTCTTGAACCACTATTAAATACGCAATTATTATTCGCCCCTGTTTTCAACCAAAGTGCATACATTCCAGCAGTAGCGTCACCATCTCTCGTTTTAAGTACAGCGGCTTCACTTCCCCCAACAGAACCAAGAAACGCCATTATTTGTGCGCCTTCCAATGTTGGAGTCCCAGTAGTATTTGTAGCTTCTACCAAAAATGATGCACCAAATCCCTTGCCATCTTCTCCCGTTGTTCTCAAATAAATACCTTCGCCAATCAAAAAGTCATCTTCGGTTGTTTCTCCAGCGATAGTAACCATTTCAACAGTTGAACCTTCAGCAATGTCTAATTTGGAGCCATAGCTTCCCGCACTTAAAATCTTAGTTGGAGTACCGGCCACAGTAAGTGCTGTACCAGTTGTCATTGTCCAAGTCGCTGTACCATCTGCACCAAATGTACCAATACCCGACATATTACCAACAGTAGTAATATCCCAATCGCTTGAATTGATAGCAACGGTTTCATCATTATCTCCAATTGCAATAGCTCCATCGTCATCATCGACTAAATCAAGTGCTACCTCACCGACATTGCCAATATTTCCTTCTGACAAATCAAGAGCATCTGTTGCGAGATTAATCGTACCATAATCAAACAATGTTACATCACCACTTGATGCGGTTATAGTATTACTACCAAAAGTCCATATAAGTTCGTCACTATTTTCATTGAATTCTATTGCATTATCATTGACGTTATCTATAGTGGCATCATTGGATAATATTAAATTAAGCCCTTCTAATTCCAATGCGGTTGTACCGCCATCACCCGTAAGAACCAAATCCGTACCATCATGTGAGATATATGCACTATCAGCTTCAGTTCCATCTGTAAAATACAGAATCGTACCATCTTGCAATACAAGTTTACCAGCTACTATATCGAGCAATACCTTTTCGGTAGCAACAATATTCGCAACATTAAGTGAATCTATCTTAATAGATGATGTGCTCGAGCCTTCCATCTTACCCCGCAGGATAGGATTCCAGAGTATTCGCTGTCCATATAAAGAAAACGCTATTAAAGAAAGGATTAAAATTTTAGTAAATTTTCTCATAATTATCCTCCCTTACGCAATCGCATTTTCAATTACATATCCACCATTGGAATCTAAGATTTTCTCATCCTTACCAAAATCCCAAACCTGAAGGTAATAAGCGTTAGGTATTCTATCATATTCGTATTTTCTTACAACTCTACCGGGTTTCAAATCAAATGTTACAGCACAAGTCTGTGAATACCTGCTAGGTTTCGGATCAATATAACCAATAAAGACATCATCGCCCCAGGTTTTGGTAAGAGAAGCAGTCGCTCCTTCAAGAGAACTATTATACATTGCCATTCCTACCATAAACTTAAGTCCAAACCAATCAGATAATACTGATTCGATTTTCTTTCTCTGTAAAGGGCCACTACCAACTAATTGGCTCTCCCTAATATTAGGATGGGCCACTAACTTAAGGGCGACTTCCCAATCCATACACATAATATTAGGCGGATAACCAAAGGCATCTCTGACCGCAACTATAGCAGTCTGAAGATTAACAAACGGAGTGGAATTAACTGTATCACTCCATTGAGATGTACCCGATAGGGTAACTGAAGTAAATGTCGAAGTGTTGAGCAACGCAGCCGCAACTCTATACTCTCTATCAACAGCCATTAATTCTGTTAAAGCACTTGCAATATCTCTTTCGGCATCAACAGGACTATCACTCTGTGTTCTATCATCCTGCGTAACTAAAGCCTCTATGGCGTAAGCCTTTGTTGAATAAGTACTGTCGGAAGCAAAACCTATTTCAAAAACCGGAGCCGTACTGCCTTTATTGCTAACTCGTGTATTTTCTCTTATAAGATGAGATTTATCATAATTTACAATCTTACCCGAATCTTGAACTACCGGGAGTATAGGCATTACACTATCAGCCTTATACATCCCCTGAAATGTAAGTTTCGAAGATATATTGGTAAGATATTTATCTACTCTTTTTCTTGTTTTATATGCCATTATTCGCCTCCCTTAGTCGCCGACTTCAGTTAGATATCCAGGGCCAAAGAAATAACATTCAATTATTTGGTCAGCATCTCCTGCCGCCTGCATACCGATTGCCACATTATCATGTCCAGTTGTCGCTGAATCAATTGCCTCACCATCAGAATCACATTGTAAATAACCATTAAGGGTTGTAGATGCACCTGCGGCTACCTTACAAAATCCGGGGCCAACAAATACATCTATTCTGCCTTCATCGCTTCCAGTTTCAAGGGCTATTCCAAAAACAGCTTCACCTTCAGAATCACACTCTTCAACCTTATAAGAGGCATTCAATTTCACAAAATGAAATTGTGTAATAGTACCCTCACAAGTAAAATTTCTAATAGTTCCATCATATCTTGAATCAGTAGCCATTTTATATTTCCTCCTGTTCTCTTAGCCTTTCATCTGCTGTTATGTAATCAACATCATGTTCTTTCATATAGGCTTTTACTTTTTTGTCCTTATCTTCATTCTCAATTTCGTCACCTGTTTCTTTATCTATCTTCGCTTCGTCTGGTTCATCTTTTTCACTGGTGTCAATTGAATGTTCGCCAAAATCAACACTCGGTGTCTTATCAAGTAGCTTTTTCATACTCTCAAGTTTTTCATCGGAAAAATCCGAAAATTCTACCACATAATCATCTGCTAATGCGGCGGGTATTTTGCCTTCTTTTACTTTTTCGTCCACATAATCAGAAATTTCTTTCTTCTTAGCTTCCTCAGTAAAATTGGCAACTTTCTCCTTAAGTTCTTTATTTTCTGCTTCTAAAGTTTCTATTTTACTATTAGACTTACCAAGATCATCGGTAAGATTTTTAACTTTAGATTCAGATTCAGAAAATTTGCCTTTCATTTCTTTCAATTCGGCTTTCTTTTCATCTAACAAGTCTTTTAGTTCCATATCCGTTACCTCCTGTATATGGTTTTTGTTATTATCTTCATCGATAACTCCTTCTGTAAAAACCGCTGTTTCAAAATCTAATTCTAAAGAAATGTCATTAACATTTCCCTCCGAATATACGTTGACAATATCTTTAAGCGATTTCATTGCTTTTTGTTCTGTTCCAAGTAGGGCTACAGCTTGCAAAAATTTCTTATAAACTTTCCCTCCCGGTTGAGCTTGGTAATTATAAGCTATTTCAGGAGAAACACGCTTTAACCCACCATTTTTAACAATCTTATATAATTTACTTGGAATTTTCTTCAAATCCCCAATTATTTTATCTTTAATAACCCTTAAATTATCTGGCCACCCTAAAGAGAATAAACCTAAATTTTTAGCTATTTCCTGCTTATCATCATGCCCTATTTTAATAGCTGGGTCTGCCTGGCCCTTTAATTCATTAAAATTATTTACAATATCATGTAAATCATCAATAGAAAACTCATGTATTGTACCATTTGCAGAACGCCATTTACCAGCAGCAAATATCTCCACATCCGATAAATCGTAAGTTTCCGGTTCAGACATATTTGCCTTCTTCCACGAATCATACATACCGCCACATTTACCAGCAGCCTCTTTCTGCTCCAATCCTTCTTTTTCGATAACATAAGGAATACATCTTGCCATCCAATCATCTCGTGATTCTCCCTTTTTATGTTTAGGCATCATCTCCCTCCATTGTTAAATCAATAATCCATCCTCCATAAATCCAATCTTCAGGATAATCAAAAATATAATTTTCTGGACATTCAAATTCAATAAAATTCATAAGGCGACTCCTTCCAGCTTTTTAAAGTGTGTTCTTCCCCACGGTAAACGGGTAATGCGACTGTCCGGCAATTAAAGTGATAAGGTGGGAAATTAAACTCCTCTTTTGAAAAGGTTAATCCATCTATACCTGCACAATACTCTGTTGTACTCGAATCAAGTATTGCAGATACAGTATAAGCAACAATCTCATCGGCTATCTGTGGGTCTTCATACATTGCACGCCGTCCCTCGCTCATTGCCTCACCAACATTTGTACGGACAATTGTTTCAAGTCTATATGCGGTGCTTAACTTACCCTTATCGGTTATTTTTCCCGTTTGTTCATACTTATCCCATAACTTCTCAAACGCTTTCTTTGTTCGTTTCTTGTCTCCGGTTTGTAAGTGTTTATAAATTATATTTTTAGCACTACCAAGTATTTCTTCACTTTCCACCCCAGTAATTGTATATGCCTTTCTCTGATAGAACAACAACTCAGATTTTTTAACTGGTATCTTCTTTTCCAAATGTTCAATTGCTTTTTCTGCCTTCAAATTAAATTGTGGGTCAAGTTCTTCCTGAAAATTAACCTTACTCAAATTATATTCCGGCAAGGATATATCTTTTTTGAATATATTTTTTACAACATCATTAACAGCTCGCATTTCGTTAATCGTAACTGCCTTAGAATGCAAATATCCCAACGTCATAACATTGGTAAGGGTTTTTTTAATTTCTCCCGTATAGTTCAATTTTAATTTTTTAACTTCCGCAGAATTTACAGGATTATCAACATTCAAATATCCTTTTCGTTCAAGTCGATCCATAAAGGAATTTTTAGTTTTTCTAAATATATTCCGTAATTCTGCAATAGCATTATCTTCGATATTATCCCAAAAATCGCCAAGTTCTTTGAATTTAAAAGTCTTATATGCTAAATAAGATTTTGCTTTACTTTCCGCAAATTTATTTTTCTTTTTTAATACATTTTTTATAACTTTTACACTGGTCTCATTACGTAAATTGTTAGCATGAATTAAATTGTGGCAAGAAGGGCATACCCATATTACTTTTTTAGATTTATTATAATTAGGATGATGTGCATATATTTTGCCATTAGTCTTACCACAAATTTGACATTTTTCGGGACGCTTAAGTTTCCCGTTGGCAATATCACGATTCAATTTATTTTCAACGGTTATTCTATGTTCAGTATAATTTTCTCCATCCCGTTGTTCTTCATCCTCGTCTTCAACTTCATTTTCTTCTGCGTTTTTTTGCATTTGTTGTCTAATTTCTTCCGCCTTTTTCTCTTTTTCTTCCTTATCCGCAACAATATCTTCAAGTTCCCTTTTGGGCATACCCATATAATTACGTAAATAAACTTCATCTTCGGGAGTCATATTAACAATACCTGTCTTAGCCATTCCTTCAATTCTCTGTAAGTATTCAGTCTTGTCTTCTTCTGTAAGTGGTACAAATTTAAAGTGCGGAATTGGTACATTATCACCAAAATTAATTTTAACTAAATGTCGTATAATCTGTTCATCTACAATTGTTTCTTCTATATCACGACCGAGTTTTTTAAGCACCCATAAGAAAACGTCAAAATGCTTTTGGCCTAAAGCGAATGAACCCTTAGTAAATTTACTAAATCCTATTAAATCCGGAATCAATAAAGCACGGGCTATTGCAGTTTCATGTTTTTCAAGGGCAAATTCATAAGCCATTTTACCACCAACCATAGGATTTTGAACATCAATTTCTATCCCGGCGGGTTTTACAATCTCAGTCTTAGCTTGCAAATTTTTAAGTACTTTTTCCAAATATTCTTTCTGTCCTTCTCGCCCAATATTATAAGTCCCGATTACTAAACCGGCACCATACCGTTCAAGAGCAATATTCCAAAAACGTACAACCCACTTTTTGGCTAAATATGGTTTAAACACATATTTAAGTTCAGGTTCTCCGTAAGGATTAGAAAATAACTTATTAGGTGTATAAATAATACATTTATCTCGTGGGATATGTATATCTTCTTTAAGTCCCATGATATAATCCGCTTTCTGTATAACATCTATAATATTACCATGTTTATCAAATTTATAACGTATATGTTTCGGATCGCGAGTTTTAATCGATTTTAAACCAATATAATTTTTCCATTCCCCATCAGGATAACGCAAATAATTCATCTCACTACAAGAATGACCAAATTCCAGACCGGAAAGAATATCTTTTAAATTATCGTTGAAATTACCATCCATTCTTTTAAAACAATATCGTACATAAGCAGCAACTTTCTTATCTTCTTGACTTTCTGAGGCTTCTTTTATATCCCACTCTGTTGACAATCTTCCAGTTTTCTTAATTTCAAGACAAGAATGAATAGTGTCGTCATCTGCCATTGCCTTAACATAATCCCATCCCTTCTCCGCAATCAAATCATCCGGATTCAAACTATAGTCATCCATGTACTGCATATATTCATCTAATACACCAGAATATGTTAATTCCCGTAAATTAACTTCAGGTTTTGATTCTTGAAAATCAATTACTTGATTATTCGTCCTCTTAAACCTATTAAAAAGCCCATTCAGCATCGAATGCCCCCTCTAAATCATTTTCAAATTCTACATTCCCGAATGTACTTATTGGGTCTGCAATTTTAGGTTGTCCAAACCATGTATACAAATGTGTAAATATAGGATATCTCATTGCATCCATTGTATGATTATCTTCATCTCTCGGTTTATCTTTATAGTTCCCCCCATCCTTACCCCCTTCCCAAGAATACATACTTATTTCATCCATAAAATTTGGGCAATTCTCAGCAACCACTTTTATTTTTTGTTTACGGAATAAAGTCATCAAATAATCAACTCCAACTGTTTCGTGGGTATTCCGTGACATCAAAATATTATCTCCTGGATTTAAAAATATATTTTTAACACCAGCCCTGAACAACTCCCGTCTAAAATCCTCAACAGTTTGTGCGCCAGAAGGATCATAATAAGCGGTATAATTAACATCAGGATCAATCATTTGAGAAACATTATAAGCATGAATTTCATTTGTCTGTCCACGCTTATAATACTCATTGACAATGTAAATCTCCTCGTTCCGGGTATCTACCGCAATATCTAAAAATACAAACGGGTCATTATACCCCCAATCAATACCACCCAATCTTAACCAATCGGAAGGAACCGTAAAGGGTTTCACACAATCTCTTTCCTCGATAAAATCTTTATAAATAATACCTTCTCGCTTTTTAAATAACCCACGATAACGCATATCAAAAGTATCAGGGTCGAGAGTAGCCTTAGCCCTTTCTATTTCTTCTCGTGGATATTTTTTGTTTGCCCATGTGGGGAATTGTATAACCAAATAATCTTTAAGCCCATTTTTCCAATGTCTATAAAAATCACGATACAACCAATTCTGTGCATAAGGTGTTGTTGTAATTAAAACTCTACCATTTAAAGTACCAACTCTTGCCTGAATATTTCTCCAAACCTTCCAAGCCATCTGCCCGGCTTCATCCAACCATATCGCCTTACAATGATTACCCTCAAGACTATCCGGAGCATCTGCACTTCGCAATAATATCTTTCCACCTGTAGGGAATAAAATCTCCTTTGCATTATCTCGATATTCAAAAGATGTATCTGTAATATCTAAATATTCGAAAAGCGTTTCCATGCAAGCACCAGTCAACATTTTATATGTTGGGGATACAACCATATATGTCGATTGGTCATCTTTTCTAATCTCTTGTGTAAGCCAGGGAGGACCAGTAAATGTCTTTCCTCCACCTGTACCGGCAATTAATGCAACAAACTTCTCTTTTGCTATCATGGCAAGAGATTGCCAATAATGCATTTTTATTTTCTTGTTGGCTGGGTATACCTTTACCCTGCCTCGACTTGTTGTTACTGCTGAAGATATTTTAGGCATAAATACTCCTGTAAGCAAGAAAAGATATTTGTGTAATTGTTTTAAAAATAAACTTCAAAAATAAAATAAATCCAAGGCGCAATTTCATTTTTTCATATTGCCAACTTTTCTTATTAAGTTCGAAATATAACACAAATTCATTATTTTCTATTTTCATTGATTTTAATGTAAAACCACAATATCCATTGGGGAATTTAGCCATACCTTAAACCTCCTGAATGTTATTTCTGGCGTGCCTATTCTTTTGAGAGTCATGACCTCTCGGAACCACGATAGCCGACACGCCAAAACTACCCGCTCCACTACAAGCCTTGCAGACAATTTGGCAAGTGTCGCCCAATAGAACGACACCGTTACTTTTTCTACACATGGCAGATAAGCTAAATAAACTTAAACCCTTTTTTATTTTTTTCTTCCAAAATGGTTGTAATGAAAGGCTTTTTAAAATTTTTAATGATATGGTTATTGCCCCCTCGAATGTACCCCCACCCGTGATAATTTTTCGGAAGAATTGTTCAAAATAGGGATAACACACCACTTTCGAGTGAAAACTATGCTGATTAGGCATTAAGTTTACATAATGTATATTATCAGACGTTGCATAATTAAAAAAAATAGGGACAGTTCCCCACCGAATTAAGCTCTTTTTAATTAATAATAAGATTGAGGAATGGTATCTATACAACAATAACAATTCTTTAAAAAGTAATACATTATAAATAAAGTCCTTTATTTTACAAAGCATAATATTATAAACAAAAATAATATGCTTAAGACATAATAATATATAAAGCACTTTGTATTTAAAAGTTCTTTTAATATATTTAACAATTAAATTAATATTATTATAAATCTTCATAAACAGGTTCCTCTTGAAATTTATTATCTTGTTTAGGTTCTTCTAAAGCTTCTAATTCTTCTTCAGACATATATATTATTATTGGTTCTTGGTTTATTATTTCTAAAGAATTATAAATATCTTGTAGTTCTTGTTGTATTAAGTACTGTGTGGAAATATCAGTAAATATTTCTTGTACTATTGGTTCAGGTTTAAGTTTAGTCTTCATCGGGTAATATCTCTTGGCCGTCTATGTTTAATCCTTCAGGCTTCTTATCTGTAGTTATTATTATTACATTACCACCAATACGTCTTGTATTTGATTTACTTTCATCACGTTGGTATTGCCTTGAATTTAAGAAATAAATCCACTTTGTAGGATTAGATTTCTCTCCAGATAATTTCTTTTCAAGTTCAGCCTCGATGTAAAGCCTTGCTCGTTTTACAGCGTAAGAAAACTCATCTCCACGCTTCTCTTGATCGTACATACTCTGTCTTGACGCAAAGCCTAAATAATAAGCTAATTCTGCAACTCCGGGGATTCTGTCTGAATTGGTTTTCTGTTCTTCTTCAATTCTTCGGAAATATTCGTCTATCTTGTCTTGTATTTCTTCGGGAGTCTTGTATAAAGCAGGCCTTCCACCAGGATGTTTCTCTTGTGGTACTTTGGCCTCTGTATTGGCCAATTCCTTAACCACTTGCCACCTCTTGGGATAATTTAGTTAGATTAAGAAAATTAATCATAACTAATTAATAACTATTATTAAATAGTTGTCAATAGTTAAGAGATTGTTAAGAAAATGTGAAATGTTAGACTATTACTTTAATTTTAATTAATCAATTATTTGTTGTTCTTATAGTAACCATATTTCTTACAAATAAAGCGAACAGTTTGCCAATTTATCCATAAGAGTGGAAATTCTTTGTTTAATTCCTCCGATATTTGTTGAAAAATTTGATTATTGTATATTTCGGTGTTGGTTTGTTTAAGTTCCTTATACCGTTTTTCTATCCATTTATTTCTTTCGGTTAAATCCATATATTATCCTTTCTTTGCTAAGCATATTATATTTAGGTTTATATTGTTTAATATATTCTCTTTCTAATTTCCGGCGAAGGGATTTCTTTAAATTGGGGAGTGGTTGCCAAGTAACACTATCAAATATTTTATCATCACTGTGTGTAGCTATCCGTCTAAATATGTTAGCACTTTCGCCAATATAAACTATCTCACCTTGACTTATAAGAAAATAGATGCCAGCATCCATAGGGATGTGCATCGTATGGCGCGTACCTAATATTTGCCATAATTCCAGTTTTAAGGGTATTTCATCGGAATTTCTTTCTTTGTTCTCTTTTAGCTCTTTATATATCCCAGGATTTCTTTCACGTTTTAAAATTTCATGTATTCTATTGGTGCTGACACCATATTTCTTTGCGAGGGCAAATTCAATGTCTATCGTTTCTTGATTGCGAGATTTATTCTTGTGTAATTCCCTATAATCTTGTATGATCTTCTTATTCCGTTTTTTATAATATCGAGATTGCCCCATTTATCCTATTGCTATTACATCTCCGTCTAATTCTACCCCTTTGGCTTTTAATTTCGTCATGTCCTCACATCTCAGATACAATGAAACAAGCTTACTCTCATCCCCCTTAAAACAAGCAACTCTTACACCATCCAAAAGAATATCTACATCCTTGCCATCTTGACTTATGCTAACTTCTACTGGTTCTACTTCTTCATTGTCCTTACATTTAAAAACCATTTTCACCTCCGCGTATGAAAGTTTATTAAGTTTATCTTCCAAATATCCTATGAATTCTTTAAAATACATAAATCCAACACCACTTTAATATAATGGTATATAATATTGTTCGCCATTATAATATACTTTAATTCGGTTATCTCCAATTGAATCATTGTAATTTTCGTCGTAGATCGTTTTTGTCGCAGTATTTTTCCAGATGCTCTTAAACAGATTGAGGTTTTTAATAAAATCCCATTTCCAAAATATACAACATATAATTAATAAAAAACCTATTAAAAAATAACTCAATCTGATTTTTATATTGTTTGATTCCATGGAATATTCTTCGTCAAAATCCTTATGTAATTTCCTGTCAAATTGTCCTATAATAGAAAAATTATTTATTTCGGTTCCATTTTTGATTAATTTTACTCTATTTTTAGTTATCTTTTTCATCTATTTCTTTATAAGATATACTTTTTATTATTCCATTTAAAGAAAAGCTTTCATTTGGGATTCGCCAACGGGGATTAAGCTCCATACGTTCTTTTGATGGTAAAGAATATTCTAACGAATAGTATTCAATTTCTATTTCAGTTTTGCCTTGAATTATTTTTACTATATTCTTATTTGTATTATTGTCAAATTCACATTCGGTCTCTGGATCTATAAATTTTATTCGTTCTTCTTCTATATATTCCCAATCACGACCTAAATTTCCATGATCTCCCATTCCTGGAATATCAAAAGCTATTTCAATATGATCTGGTATATTTTTCAATAATTTGAATAATTCTTTTTTATTCATTCTTTCCCCTTATTTTAGATTCTTTAAAAAGATAAAAGATATATTCACAAATTTCTTGATACAAAGTAGTATCTGTAATATATACCGCATACTCCCAAAGCTTAGTGGCAAGCAAAAAATCTGTTTTTTGACTGGTATTCATATTTTTCAATTCATCCAAAGAACAACTAAAAGACATTATTTTTATATTGTTCGTGTCTCTCCTATCTTCATATTTGAAGCTTATTAATGGAGTATTCTCATCCCATACTTTTTTACGTGCTTTTCTTATTTCTGCAATCGTCCAGTTATCTTCAGCTTGCCTTCTTATATCCTTTGCGTGCTTTTCTACAATAACCCAACTCAACAAAAAGATAAAAGTAAACAAAAACAGGAAATATTCTTTTTTCATAAATCCTCCACTTAATTTTTATTCTCTTTAAAAACCCTGATTTTCCTCACCAGACATTTTGGGATGACATTTATATCAGTATAACAAATTTTGTTATCCCATTCATCTGTTTGATATATTTGCCCGGCAATTTTCACATTTTTATCATCGTCCACAACCAAATATCCAACAGTTTCACAAATCTTGGGTTCCAATTCTAAAATTTCTCTTTCATCCATATTATCAAGAAACATTCTTGCGTCTATCCATTCAACTGATACAATTTTCATAAATCACCTCAAAACGGTAAATCTCCCTCATCCGATTTAGATTTAGAACTATCACCATCCGGCATATACGGTTCATCTGTCGAGTCCTCATTGTCTTTCTTATATGGGTTTGCCACACAGACATTGTAATCCGGCTGGTTGCTGCCTTCCTGTTTCCTAGTATTCTTAAAAATTAATAAACTCGCATTTCCAAGTTTACCGGTTAAAACTGCCTTACTGCCTTCTTTAGCCTTCCATAACGCACCTATTTTCACAAAATTACTCATCATTCCCTCCTGTTATCCTATTTTTGCAAGAATATCATCTTCAATTAATATTAGATATTCTTTTCCCTTAAATTCTATTTCAGTCCCACTGTATTTCCCAAAAAGGATTTTATCTCCCTTTTTGACTGGGAAAGGACCATCATTTTTGCCAACTTTTGCTATATTTTTAACAATACCCTGGTGAGGTTTTTCTTTCGCTATTTCAGGGATAACAATATTACTTTTCTTTGTACCTTCTTTTTCTTTCAATCTTTCTACCAAAATACGCCTACCTACTGGTTCAATCATAAATTTCCTCCTCTAAAAGTTTATTTATACTCCTTCTGGATGAAATAAAAAATCTCCTTCTTGCGAACATTATACCATTTATTTCTATCCAGTTTTTCTTCCTCAAACGCCTTCTCATACCAATAATAATATATGTATTTTTCCGTTTTAGGGTATCGCCCTTTTTTAAGATAATTAATTTGTCGATTCCACATATCTGCCGGTATCCTGTCTAACAAAATCAAAATATTTACCGCGATGTAAATATAAATAAAAAATCTAATTACTTTACTTGTACGCATATAAAATCCCCTGGTAACATTTTTGTTGTTTTATATTAACAGTAAATCCATGATTCCGCAATAGATTAACTAAATCCTGAACAGTATAACCGGTAACACCCCAATACTTCGGTACATGATACTCCATGATAATTCTATCTATTTTGTCTAAAATATCCTGCGAATTAAATAAAATATCGTATTCTGATCCTTCACAATCCATTTTTAAAATAGTATTCCCGTTTCCATATATTTCTTCAATAATATTCCTTAAATGTATAGTTTCACGTGGTATATACCAATCCGATATTTTGACTATCGAGTGTTCAGAGGGATTCCTTTCGTTTAAATATAAAGTAGAAATATTGTTAAGAAACCGCACATCACCTTTACTGGATACAACTTTTTTTATTAAATATGTACCTTTCTTAAAACTTGTATTCATCTTCAAATAGTGATAAGAAGAAGGATGTGGTTCGATAGCGACTACATTAGCACCTTTATTCTCAACCCACTTCGCATAACCACCGATATAAGCCCCTATATCCACAACTATATCCCCCTTGTTTACCGGACAAATAAAATAATCCTCAATACCGTAAATCGAAGCGACATCCGTCAATTTATAACGCCAATTACAAACCCGGACAAAATACCATAACCCCCAAATCCTAACTTCTTGTTTCTTATCAGTAAACCAAAAAATAATCCAAAATTTAAAACCCCAATCCATTAAAGATTTATATAACACCTTGCACGTTATAAATAATTTACTTAGAAAACTTTGTATTAAATACATATCCCTCCAAAAATTGTAATCCCTTGCCGGCAAATATGCAAAATACCGGCAATAACGGTAAATAATAACGACCCGCTAACCATATATTCGGTAATAATAAATTTGCCGTTAAAAACAAACACATATAAATTAATAGTCCTCGGTAAAACCTATCTCGCCATGTATGGATAACCCCTAAAATTATTAATATGATTATTATAGAAGAAAAAATTACACATCCGAATATTTCTGGAAGAGAAACCAGTAATAAATTCTTTAAATTCAATGTAATACGCTGTAATACATCTGATAAATTTACATATCCGGAAAGTATATTGTACGGATTTTTATAAATATATTGCCCTATATACCCTCCGCCATGAACGAAACAATAAACCATCCAGGATAAAATTATACCCCAAACGCAAAATAAAGCCCTGTATTCACGTTTGTCTAAAAAAGCCACCACCACCACAGACACAACAACAACCAACGAAATACCAACAGAACGAGTTAAATACGAAATAAGGGCAAATGTGAGAGCTAAAGGGTACTCTTTTCGTGCCAGACAAAAAAGTGTAATCGTGCTGAACAGTAAATACGGAATTTCCGATAGTACCCAATGTGAATAAGTCAAGAGTAAGGGAGAAAATATTAAAAGTAAAAAAGTGTAATCGGGTAATTCCAATTCCTTGAATAACCAATAAGCATAAACCAGAAAAAGCAGAAACATAAAAAAGACCACAATTTTACAAGACAAATAAGTTGGAAACAGGCTTAAGATTCCGGGGAATACAGGGGGATAATGCACGTGCAGGGGCTGCCCTTGTAACCAGATACTTCTATATTGTCCCTCTTGTATGGATCGACTCAATAAAAAATATTTAATATTATCCCCCCCGTCAAAAGGTAAAAAAGTAAAAACCACTATCGTTAAAATTATCGCAATAAATATTAAGACTTTTCGTTCCATGAAAACCTTATCCTGAACAAAGTTAAAACTCCTTTTATCCAATCCATGAATTTAATCTTCTTCCCCACCAATCTCGGGTGATAACTTATAGGGACTTCTTTAATCCTTAATTTTCTCTTAAGTGCTTTAGCAGTCAACTCCGCCTCTATCTCGAATCCGTTTGAAGTCAAATTAAAGGATTTTGCTATTTCCGTCGGGAATAATTTATAACAAGTATAGACATCCGTCAGGTGTGTACCAAATAAAAGATTAGTTATCCAGGAAAGAGAACGTCCACCGAGATGAAACAGCCAGTTACTTTTCGGATTCTTTTTCAATAATCTTGAACCATAAACAACCTGTGAATCCACCGATAAAGATTGTAGTAACTTGGATAAGTCTTCCGGATTATATTCTAAATCTCCATCTTGAATAACAATATAATCTCCCTTAGCCTGATTTATACCTTCCCTGACAGCCGCACCTTTTCCCATATTTTTAGCAAACGATATAATTTTTATTAAAGTATTATCGGTTGAACCATCATCTATCACAAGGATTTCTTTGTTCAGGGGAATCTTAGAAACTTGATTTAATGTCTCTTGTATCGTTTTTTCTTCGTTATGAACCGGGATTATTATCGATAATTTACTCATTTTCCTCCCGTGTTTTAATCGTTACAATCATGTTTTGCTTATTCTTAGTTTTAACTTGTTTGTATTCCCATTTTAAATCTGGATGACTATCGCTCTTATATCCCAACCCATCCGCGATACCATCTCTTAGGTGTTTACATCCACCACTCATATTATCATCATCATAAATTTGTTGGCGTTTAAACATTGAATGTCTACCTGGATTTGTCGGATACACCCGAATAATCGTAATTATCAAAGGAGTGAGAGGTATAGAACCATTTAATCTTTTTTCCGTAAAGAAATATTTCATATCAGCCCTCTCATTTGCAGCCAATTTCCAACGCCATTTTTTCGCTTGCAAGGTTTTCCCCTTATCCCAAAATCTGCGGCTCCTGACTTTCTTCCCTAAAAAATTAAACTTTGCTATTTTCGCCTCCTTTGGCTTTTGGTTAACAATCTCGCATAAATTCTTTTCCCAGAACTAAACTCTTTCACTTTTTTTAAATTATAAGCTTTCATAAGTTTCCTGACATCCGTTTCGGTATCCACACAATGCGTTTCGATAATTTTAACATACCAGCCACCCTTGCATTTCTGAGCTATTAATATTTTATCCATCTTTAACCTCCGCCTTCAAATATTTCCTATCCTTGAACTCTTCACGTTTCCCGTTATTCCAATGCTGCACCGGACGAAAATATCCGACTACACGTGAATAACATTCTGCGGGAATCGCGATTACTTTTTCTTTATGCTTTTCTACCTGCACCATAATTTACACACTCCCGCTTTCCTCACGTTTACGAAACTACCCTGGAAATCCTTATTGAATTTCCGCTCACGATTCTTGACCCGCCCAGGGAAATTCTTAATCACCGAATAGCAAGTCTTGCAATATGAACCGACATTATCAAGCATTAGAGTATCTCTTTTCATTTCTCCCTTCGGAAAATATTCTCCGCATCTTGCGCAAGGATACATTTTTACCCCATCGGAAAATCTAAATTTACGCCTTCTTTTATCGCTCATCCTTCCTCCTCCTCTACCAACCATGATTTTTTAAAAATAATATAAACAATACTCCTATTGCCATTTGAATTACACCTGTCTCGGTTTGCCAAAATTCATCCCATCCTATTGGCTTACAAAACTTCCTTGTCAATAAATTTGCGACAGTCATTCCAATAAAAGCTGATATTACTATACAATTCATCTTTTCCTCCTTCTACTTTTTAACTTTACCAAATTTAAAAAGTATCTCAGATTCTCTTTTTATTGTAGTCCCAAATCCGTATATTTCTATTGTATATTCCATTGTTTCTGTTTGCGAAATGTCGTAAAAACTCCACAGTGTTTCAGTCTTTTTCTCTCGTTTAGATATATAGCCAGCTCTTACATTTTTATATTCATCTAAAAATAAAACTTGGTCTCCTACTTGATATTTATACTTTTTCATATCTCCTCCTATGGTTTAACAAAATCCTCATTATAGTTTAAAAATTTCACGGTCGAGGAGTCAAACATTAAGTCAAATTCTCCTAACGCCCCATCTCGCTGTTTCGCAATGATGATTTTTATCGGGTACAGATTATCAACCTCGACATCCGCTTTTCTGTGTAAAAAAATAACTGTATCCGAGTCTTGTTCTAAACTCCCGCTCTCTCGCAAATCCGCAAGATTCGGTTTAGAGTCTTTACTTCGTGTTGTAACCTTTCTCGATAGTTGAGAAAGTGCAATTACAGGAATATCGTACCGCAAGGTTATACCCCTTAAAGCCTTCGATATACTCGCGACTTCCTGTTCTCTTGTGTCGCCTCTCCCTCCCGGAATTAGTTGTAAATAGTCAACCACTAAAACAAAATCCTTGTTTTTTCTGTGAAATTCACTAACGGTTTTTTCCAATTGTCCTAAATCTGCTTGCTGATTATCCATAAAATAAAAAGGATTATTTTCAATATCCTGTTTCCAGAACATAATACTTTTCCGTTCTTCATCAGTCAAGGTTCTTGACCTTAATTTGTTGCTTAAAATCTGTAACTCGGAAGAGATGAGCCTGCGTCCAATCGATTTATTCTTTGTTTCATAGGAAAAAAACACAACCGGTATTTTTAATTTAATAAGATTTAACGCGATATTAAGAGCAAACGCTGTTTTCCCAACCGAAGGACGCGCCGCGATAATATAATAAACCCCCTTTTCAATCCCTAAAATCATCTTATCCAATCCGGAGAATCCTGTCGGGTATCCGGCAAGACCCTCTTCAAACGGGTCTTTGTCCAATTCGATAATCGTTTCATCCAATATTTCTTTAAGGTCTTTTAATTCTGTAATATCACCTGGTAACGCTTTTTCAAATTGATTTATTTCCGCAATCCATTTTTCACGTTTAGATGATTCGGGATTATCCGCAATCCATTGACTTCGCACTCTTATTTTACGTAATAAACTACTTTCCCGAACTATGTTTGAATAATAAATAGCATTTTCAGAGTTCACGGTTCCCTTCACGAATGATGCTACAAATCCCACTCCGCTAATTCGTTCCAAATCATCCCTTGCACCTAAATATGAAACAAGCGTAGTCAAATCAATCTTGCGATTATCTCTTCGCATATCACACATCGCGGAAAATAAAATGCCATGCGCAGGGTCGTAAAAATCCTTATCGCTTAAAATTGTCGAGATTTCCTCGATACAGGATTCATCCATAAGCATACTTGATATAACTGCCTGTTCTGCGTCTTCTGGGTATAAAGGTTTCATAACTTCTGGTATCTCCGGTAAGGGTCGAAATATTCACGCACTTCCGCGACTGTCGGCAAGCGGTGTTGATAGAGAATAAGATTTTCAATACACCTGTCCACCGCCTCGAAATACCATTCCGCCTTTTCATTCTTGAAAAATCCGAGCCACATATTAGCAATCTTATCGAGCTTTTCGATGTCGTAATTCACTTGATAGTTGAGAACTAATTTGCATATGCCCTCTTTTATTTCTTTTAGGGTTATTCTATCGTTCATAAAAACCCCAAATATGAGAACATCCACAAAACAAAAAAAATCAATCCGATAATTTCCAATCCAATTAACATATTTTCGATTTTCATTTCCCTTCTCCCTTTTTTTGTTTTAAATATTTTAATAATCGAATGATAGTATTTAATGAAGATTCAATTATAAGAATAGCAAACCCCAAATCGTTTTCTATATGCAAATCAGATTTATTTTTATTTAATTCGTCAACCACATTTTCAAAACAAACTTTTGCTAACTTGAGACTATTCCGTGCATCTTCTAAATCTCTAAGTCCATAATTAAATTGTTGGAAGCTTTCCTTATTGGGATATTCGCTCATCTTTCCTCCTTTTTTATCATTTACCCTCCAAGAGCTCAAACTCTATCCGATAAGTATTGTTAATGTCTATTTTGTGTTCTTTAAACCAAATGATTAACCCTTCCCAAGATTTAAACCCTTCCTTATGAGCTTCTTTTGTTAAGAATTTTCTTTTCTTATATGTAAAAGGCATACTCAACCATTTCTGGTCTAATTGCCCAAGCATCCAATCAAGCCACCAAGACCAAGTATGCTGGCAATCCACAACCTTTCCCCTCGCAACCACCTTCTTCCCTCTCCCTGGTTGTATCGCAAATTCCTTGCCAACTGGCAGAGGTTTCAATCTTCGTGTTACTGTTTTCTTGCCTTCAAGTACGAGCTTCCAAGTCGGTATACCGTCTTCATTTTTAGCGCAAAATATCATTTCAAACCTCCCACCCAAGCATCAAGGTCTTGGGCTTTTGTTTTCTCCGGTTCGTTTAACCAATTTTCAACTTTCTCATCGTTTCGGAAACAGAACTCCGGTGTTGCGTAAAATTTACTGTTAGGATTCTTGCCAATATGCCAATCGCTTTTACTTATGCGCTGCATAGCCATAATCAACTCTTCCTCGGAAAATCTTTTTAACCGTGCTTTTATTTTCTTTATACGCTTATCAGTTAATAACGGTTCTCTTTTATGATAGTCTTTAAAAATTTCTTTGTATTTTTCAAACACTATATATATACTTTCCTTTACTTTACTTTCCTTTACTTTACTTTGCGGATTACCGTCAACATTTATCCCGTTGCTTGCGGGTTTCTGTTGACATTTATTCTTTATAGTGGGTTTTATGGGTACATTAACCAGTCTTCTTTTATAAACATCTTCCAATCTATCAACAAAATTTTGAGACCAGATAATTTTTTGTTCCCATAATTCCGGGTCTATCGCTTGCAGTTTTGATAGGGTATTAAGTATTCTGTTAGTAGTTTCCTCATCCAATCGGGTTTTTGCTAACAGAAACCCCCAATCATGCTCATCCCTACAATCGTAGAAATGCCCTTCTGTATTCCCTAAAAGTTCCAAAAGCTTAAACCAAAAAGCATAACCGTCATTTCCGAATTGAGATTCTAAAATAAACATAGTTTTTTTGTGATTACAATCATGTGGGAAATAATCTACTGTTTGTTTTTTAGGTCGTGACATTAATCCCCTTATTATTTCTATAATCTTTTATTTTAACCCCCTTAGAACTGTTACAAGATTTACATAAAACTTGTAAATTATCTAATTCATTTTTACCACCGTGATAAATAGATTTTATATGATCTATTGTTAAATCTTTTTTTGTGCCACATTTTGCACATTTTTTGCCATCTCTTTTGAAAATCTTTTTTCTAATAGTTGGGTTGCTTATATATTTACAAGCCTTTTCTCTTTTATTTTTATATGATTTTAAAAATTTAATTCTTTTTTCACTTGCTGTAATATATTTCCTTATTTGTGCCCTATCTTTTGTTGTTGAAAATGCTTCTATTTTCCAGAAATTTTTATGATCTAAAATTTCTTTATAAGACATTATTTTAAAAGGAGAACAAATATAATTTGGATAAATATCATTTGGATCGAAATTTTTCGCATCTTGTATTAAATAGATTATTTCAGCATATTCGTCTAAAACATTTTCCCCAGTTTTTTTATAGTGTTCTAAAGCTATTTCAAATATATCAATAGGTAGACCAAAAATACCTTGTATGCTCATACCATTAAAATATTTAGACCCAATAATAAATTCTTTAATTAATCCCATAATTTAACCAACCCTTTACTTGCCATTATTTATAATTTTCTTTAACTTTGTTTTCAATAGGCATTGCCATTAAATACCATATTCTTGTTTATTTATTATCCTCATAACAAAAGATAAAATAACAAGAAGTAATCCAGTATGACCAAAATCAAAACTTGACGTAAACAAACCATACATTGCACATATAAATCCCCCTAAAAAAATAATTATAGGAACCAAGAAATCAAAAAGCATATAGCCTCCCTAAACAACAAACGCCAGGGATGGTGGATAGAATAGACCTATCAAAAGATATGACCCTGGCATTTATTGTATTTATTTTTATATGATTTAGATTATCCACCATAACCAAATATAACACATCTCATGAAAAAGTCAAGAGGTTAATTTCCTAAAAATAACAATACAACTTGGAAATGGGGCGGAATTTTTTGCATTACCAAATTTCAATCTGCCTTTTATAAATCTTATTTCGCCTGCTTTCATAACATAATTATGCCACCAACGAGTATCTGTTCTGCTTGGTATTAAAAAAACTACTGTCTTCCCTTTTCTCCATTCTTCATAGCCCTTTTTTAACCATTTACCTATTTCTCTACCATAGGGAGGATTTACAAAATTACATTTTCCCCATTCAATTTCTAAACCGTTAAAATTTGGATTTGTTGGGCATGGATCAAAATCAAAAACAAATTCTAAGTCAAGTTTATTATAAATTTCAAGTGGAGTATTCCAATCTAATTTTTCACTTGAAAACATCACATTGTTAAAGCTCACGGAAAAGTCAACCCCCTATTTTTTGTAATATTTCTTCTCGGCTTTCACAGGATCATCCCAATATTCCTTGAGTGCATTGCAAACTTTCTTCCAGTCGGTCTCGACGAATGTCGCACATCCGATTGTTATTATCCAACCGTTATGTACTTTTTTTATAACTACCTTTCGATATACATCCCCAAGAAATTGTGCTGGGTATGCATTTAGGAACTCTTGTGTAGTAGCTCCATCTAAATGTGCCATACTTCCCTCCTTTTGGGTTTGTTTAGGAATACATTTAAAATTAATTTGTCCTAATGAATCTACCCATACATCCATTTTCCCTTTTTCTTCTGGTGTTAATGATTCATATTCTTCATATCTTTTTTGGTTCGCTTTTACAATAGAAAAATAAAAATCCTCCAAAAATTTATCTTCTTGTTCTTTAAAAGTATCGTAACTCATTTTCTCAAATACAACCTCCGTTTGCCCGCGGGTTTATTTCTCTTTTTTCTTTTGCATATACTCACGATGATATTTTTTATTACATTCCTTACAATAATTTTGCCTTAAATGAAATTCACTTTCAAATTTCATTTTCCTGCATGACGAACATCGCCTTTTTTCTTCTGGGGATTTTATTCTGTTTAATAAATTTATTTTTATCATGGTATAATTATAATAAAATTTTAAAAAAAGTCAACCCTTTAATTTTTTATGGCAAATTTATTTCTTGTAATTTATTGATGTATAGTAACTTATATATTTATAATAAAAAAATAAAATTTTACCTCTTGACTTTTTCAAAAAAGAATATATAATGTTAATATGAAAATAAAAATAGGAGGAGAAAATGATAATAGCAGATAAAAGAACAATAAGGATGGGGAACTATTTTGTCACGACATTATTTGAGCGTGTGAATGACCGGGGAACTGAAAGGTTACAACCGAAAGTTTGGCAAGTCCGACCATTTTTTAAGCCACAGGGCGAGGCGAAAATATTTTTCAACCAATCGAGAATGTTAGATTATGTTAAAAATTAAAATCCTTGCGGGTGTAGCCGTGAAGAATATCGGGCTATCCGAGGGCACTCGCAAGGAAAACAGTTTAGTATCGTTCTTTTAAAATTAAATAAATGGGTAGAAGTGGCGGAAGATAGACGCTATTACCATAAGGTTGGATACCAGCTGGATGAAAGCCCAGCCTAAAAAAATAGGGTACAAATGCCAACTCTGCAAGGTGTGAAAGTCCCTTGCCTTCTACCCACAAATAATGGCACGGGTGGCGGAAAGTTGGTAGACGCTAATTAATGGTTAAGGGCATGGGGCTGGCAATAAGCCTATGTTGGAAGACAAGTCGGGTAAACAGCTGGAAGATAGGAGCCCCATTAAGACTATGGAAAAATAAAAGCCATTTGTCCCTTGCAACTGGTTGCTTGATTGCATCCAGCCGAGTGGGTGCCGACTAAACATAGTGTATTATGTCCATGCGGGTTCAAACCCCGCCCCGTGCCACAAATATTTAGGAGGGGCTATGAGTAAAATAGTAGATTTCACAGATATAAAAAAGGAGATGGAATGAAAGTTAAGAAAATAAAATATAAAACCAAGAGTGGAAAAATCCAGAATGGGGTATATGTTAATGAAGATTATCGTGGATATTTTATTTTACCAGATGGGAAAACCCGTAAGAAACATATTAAGTTTTCGCAAGTAATAACTATTAAGGAGGAAACATGAGTAAAGAATATTTAAAATGGCATGAAAAATCAGGGATAAAAGTCGGAGATATAGTAAGAGTATTAAGAAAGGCACAAGATGAAGAAATGGGATGGGCTTTAGCTTGGCTTGGCACAATGGATGAAACTGTAGGGCAAATATTTATAGTAGAAGAAGATGACAAAGTAGAAGGTTTTGGGCTCTCTAACAATTGGAATTATCCATATTTTGTACTTGAAAAAGTCGAAGAAAAAGAAACTGAAGTTTATAAGGTTGTGCGGAAAATTATGGGAAGACTAATGAGTTGTAGAGCTTGCAATTTTTGCGAGGGAATAGAATATAAAATAGGGGAATATGTCTCTGCTACCCCAGAAAACATAAAGGCAAACAATCTTTTGGCTGCGTTTACGTCCTACGATGATGCGTTAAAATTTACAGAAAATACAGGTATTGGGGAGGATATAATATATAAAGCTTTAGCAAAAGGAGTGTCTAATGTGTTGCCTGTTTGGCATGTACCCGAAGGAACTGTTATGTGTCGGGAAATCAAACTTGTCGAGGAAGTGAAAAAGAAAGAAAAAACATATAAGATTGGGGATAGGTTTGTGGATAATGAAGGTGATAAATATATTCTTGTGCGATGTGATAGAGAAATAGATGATGATATTACTGTAGAATTAGTTATATATGAGGGAACCCTCTTAGGATGGAGAGTTAATTGTGCAATAAAAGTTGAAAGGAATAATAGGATTACAGAAGAAGAGTTTCGTGATATTTGCGATGGACGCCCGGAGGATTATAAATTAATCGAGGACGACGAATGAGTATTCAAGATGAACGGGTTTTAAATCAAGGGTATCCAGAAGCGGGGGCAGGAGACCCTCCGATGACCTATGACGATATTCAAGCTCAATATAATTCGGAACTAAGACGTTTAATATGGAACGCAAAAAAACTTTCGGAGAAATTAGAAAGTGAACGTACAAGACAATGTTTGGAATACGATATAAGGACAAAGTATGGACAAAGCCCTAAATATCCACCTCACCCCCCCCTGTATCGTTCAGAAGACGCATGGACAATTCGGGAACTCTTGAATTATATCTCAAAACACGATGTCGAAAATTTCAGGGATATTGAATTAAAAATTAAAAAGGAGGATTGATGAGTAAAGAAAAATATAAAATAGGGGATATTGTTTATGATAAAAAAACAGCCGGAAAGGGGGAATTAAGGAAAATAAGAATTGACGCAATTTTAGAAACGGAAATAAAAGAGGACGCTGTAGTAATAGAAGAATTAGAACTTAGTGAAAATACGAATTGGATAACAAACATAATTAGATTGTTTTTTCATAAACAAGGGGAGAAAATAGAAATAAAAAAGAGTAAAACCAAAAAGAAGAAAATTTATTTTAGTTCTGATGCAACCCCTACTACCTATCTTTTCCCCCCATCAGTATATTACGATTATGTGGGAGCTAGAGATCATCATATTATTGAATTAGGAATGTTAAACAAAGAAGATATTTGCACAAAAGAAGAAGCTGAAAAAATAATTTGTGAATATTGGGAAGAAAGAAAAAAAGAAACGCTTAAAGAAATCGATTGTAAAATAAACAAATATTGTAAGGATGGCAAAAATGAGTGAGAAGAAATTAACAAAAACAGAAGCCCGGAAGGAATTGAAGGAATTATTATCGAAGGCATTCGACACGATTGTAATGAAAAGACCGGAGGCGGTTCAAGCAGTGGTAATTGCTCAATATCCGGCAAAGATTACAGGACAACCACCTAAATCATATCTTATTGCTTGTTATATGGAACGTACAAGAGAACAAGACGCTCTTGATTCAATATTGACTGATAGTGGATATGGATATTGGGAGTTCGATTATAAAGATGCACCAGTTACAAGCATACAATTAAAGACAAAAACTAAAACAGAATATAATATTAAAGGGATGCTTAATATACATTATAAAGGATATGATTTTGTGTTCAATAACGGTGGTTCAGGCGACACATACAAAGCAGCGATCAGTGATTCTTTTAAACGTTGTTGTGGGGATGCCGGATTTACCCGTAAATTTTGGCAACAGAAAAGGGTATGGGTAAAAGCAACAGATGAAGTAAAAAAATTATTTGCATACGGAAGTCCAACGTTAAAGGAAATAGGAGCGGATATAAATAAACAAGAAATCTTTTTGGAAAAATCACCACATTTACAAACATTGAGCCGAGAAGAATTTTTGGCGTTAGAGGAACCGACAGTCTTACCCGAAACAATGAAAATCGAAAACGGAAAGAAAACTTCGGATTTGGTTTTATCTCGATATTTCACAGAACAGGAGTTACAAGAATTTTCAGATAAGAATATTGATATAGAATTAATCCGTACAGAATTAGAACACCGGAACCATTTTGTCTTTTCTTATTCACCTCAAAGCCCATTGATTTTTTCACAATTAAGCAAAATGAAAAAGAAGATAACAGAAGAACAATGGAATGAATGGAAAAACCGAGCTAAAGAAAAAGAATTCAAGAAGAAAAACAAAGAGGAACAATTAAATATGATTGCGGAATTTTCGTTTGAAATTGAAGACCCAACAGAAATTTTGGAGAAAAAATAATGATTCGCCTGTGCCTTTTTCTTGCTGTCGAAACCTCCTTATTTGTTTCTTTTCTCCCAGGGAAAACAATGGCGAGAATTTCCCCACAGGCGATAAAATGGAGGAATGGTGAGAGAAATAAAATTTAGGGCTTGGGATAATATTAATAAAGAAATGGTATACGGATATAAAAATCATAATTCCCGAAAAGAAATAGAATATCTTGGCTCTTTTCTGTATCATGATGGCGATATATGGTTTTTTGAATGGAACTCAGACGGGGAATGCAAATATAAGTTAATGCAAGGTGAGATTATGCAATACACAGGGCTCAAGGATAAAAACGGGAAGGAAGATTATGATGAAAATATATGGGAAGTTATTTATATGAATAAAAAGATACGGTATATAAGAAAATGGAGGGAAGACTGGGAGGGATATATTTGCACTTTTGAACCTATAGGGCATAATATATCTCCGGTGCATTCAAACGTAAATGAAGATGGCTATATTATAGGCAATTCATTTGAAAACCCTGAGCTTTTGGAGAACCCCGATGAAACCTAAGAAAAAGCATTTGGGCGAAAAAGGTAGGATGAAAATTTACAGTAAGTTATCTTTGCTTTTTGCGAAAACAAATAACTGTCTCCGTTGTGGAGGTAAACACAAAAATATGTCTGTATTTAAGATTACTGGAAAACCTATACTTGGGCAATTTAATTGTTTTGCTTTCTGCCCCACTACTGGTGAACCGATTTTAATTGAAGTTAAATATGGGGATACCAATGGAACCTAAACTCCTGAGAGCCTCGGTGTTGGGATTCCTTGTTGGGTGTATTATTGTGTATGTTTACTGTTATTACGTTAGCCCAATTATTGAGATGCAGAGTTTGCTCCAAGAAAGCAATAGAGATAAGGAAAAGATAATTGACTTAGAAGAAATGGTTAGACGTAAGGATGACTCACTTGACGTATTCAAACTCGACCTCGCTGAGCAACAGGCGTATGATAAGCAGACGTGGAAACAAGGGAAATTAGACACATTAAATATAGATGATTGGGTATTGATAGAACATAATGGATTACAGATATGGCTTCCTATCATAGAACCCGATACGCTTGACTCGTTGGAGGGGGAATGATTATTACAATAAAATATCCTCTCTTACGTAATAAAAAAACGAAAATAATTATTGCCTCTGTATTAATTGATGATGAAGTGAAATATTATACATCAAAAAGAAAGCAACAGATATTTTCTTTAGCACATAAAATGGCTTTAGAAGAGGCACAATGGCTTGAGGAACAAAACAATGAATAATTTAATGGTGCGAGATAGAGGAAGGAATATGATTTGGGGGCGAGTAGGTTCCAGTAGAGACGCACTCTCGGCTATTGCCTGCCGATTCAACCCGCCAGTCCAGAAGAGGACGTTAAATACACTCAATCATATTAAACTGGATTTCGCACCACAAACTTGCGGGAAGGCAGTCCACAGGGGTATGCCCCTGAACACTTGCGTATCAAGATGCGTAAGCAGTCCTTTCCGCACAAACCTTTAAGGAGGAGATATGAGGGCAAAAAAGTATATAATCGTAAACAGTATAGTATTAGTAGTTTGTTTGATATTAAGTGCTCCTATAGTAATATGGCATTTTTGGGTATACCCTAAGAATTATGAATATGCTCTCAAATTAGCGGATGATGCTTCGTTACCAGAAGTAAAAGCAGGATATTTGGGAGAATATCTTGAGTGTATTTCTGTTATTGAACATAACCCTGCTTATATTTTTATGCGTAAAGATATGGAATTAAATAGACAAAAACAAATTCTAAAAGGGTTGATAAAAAGATTTAAAGATATTGCTAAAATATCCCCTTCCGAGATGGCGTATCAACAAGGGATGGAACAGTTAACGGGGCAAGAAATAGACCATCAATTAGATAGGATTTCAAAATTGTTTAAATCAGCAAAACTAAGAGAAGATAGAATTTTTCTTCTTAGTGTTTTATGTGGTATTGCTTGGCTTTTATTTGTTATTGTCGCATTATGGTGGGCTATTGCCTCATTCAACTTTTACAATTAACACTATAACCAATCGGGGGCTGGTATGATGATTAGGCAAGAGATAACCCTATCAAATTCCGCAGCCAGTCCCCGTAAAAAGGAGGAGATGTGAGTGAACATTTAGAATTTCCAGCATGTTTTTTAGGTGAAAAGAAAGTATATAAAATCTGGTTTAATGAACATACTAATTATATGTTTGATACAGTCGCAAAAGAAAAAGAAAATGGTGATAGTGTATATATGTCATTAGTTAAGGATACCAGATATGAATCCGAAGGGTATCTTATGGTATTTACAAATGATTTAGGAGAATGTCTAAAGGAATTGCAAGATTATGGTGGAGGGATAAAACGGATAGAATATATAGGAAAAGCTTTTTGCCGAGTTTATCCAAAGGAGACCAAAAATGAGCATGGATAGTCAGAGATTAAAAATATTCAAAATAGCACAAGAATGCAATGGTAGCCCTACTCGCATATCGCACGCTTTAATTGACGCCGGATTCCGTGATGTGGGGGAGTTGAGGGAGTGGCTGGAGGAAACAAAAAAAGCGATAGACAAAGTATACGAGGTTGATACTTATAATATGGGTTATGCAGATGCGATTAACGCAATACTCTCCAAGCTGGAGAAACTATGAGCAAGAAAGTGTGTGAGTGGCGAAGTGCTGCATATAAAGTTGAAAACGGTATATTGAAACCTTGTTATGTTGGGACTTGTGGCTATGTGTTAGATAAAGGGACTACGAAACCTGAAGGGATTTGCCCAGCTTGCCACAAACCAATCCGTGTGATTGAGGAGGAGAAGGATGGATGAGAAGATATGTTGTTTCTATAAAAATACAGATAAAGGGTTAATAGAAACAAATTTAGAATATGAAGATATTTGCAAATTAGGATATAAAAGTAGAACACGTAAAAGAATTGGGGCTTTTTATACAAGAGAAAACACCTTTTCAAAGTGGTTAAAAAAACATAAAATACCAAAAGAATTTGATTTTATAGAAGCCAACATAGATACTGTTTGGCAAAGTGGGGATGCTGGATTTAGTTGCCATAATGATACTACTTATACAATTGGAATTTATGGATATAAAACCAAAAAAAAGAGAGGCAAGAAGATGACTGAACGGGAGAAGGAATTGGAGGAGTTGAGTAATAATGTAAAAAAAGAAATTTATAAACGGTTGAGTTCTTTCAAAATTTCGCAAGAACAATGGGCTTCGATTCAGGTTGCAATAGAACTCGGTATAGAAAAAGCCTACAACAAAGGTTACACAAAAAAGCACTTCCCGGTCGAGAAGTTGGAGAAATGGTTGAAAAAATTAATACGCCCTTATGAGCCTTATTGTACTAATCAATGTAAGGATGAAATATTTGATAAAATCAAGGAGCTCAAGGAAGACTTATGAGTAAGAAGAAGATACATGAGTTTGAGAACAATAAGAAATATTGGTTTACCCGTGGAGTGAACCCCCTTCTACCAAAAAAGCATAGGCGTAAACATGCTAACCTAAGAATAAAAAGCAAGTACGGGTTTAATAAATATAAGGGAGAGATAAGAACTATGAAAATATCTGGTAACGGGATAGAGATAGAAACATGGGAAGAGATAAAAAGATACTAAAGGGGGAATGATGAGTTTACAGGATATTTGTACCACCCTGGAAACATCGAGGAAGTTGAAGGAGGCTGGCTTTCCGCAGGAAAACGGGATTGCATATTGGTGTGCGGATTTACTGCAAGGTTGGTTATTATTATCTAAAAAAGAGGCTGAAACTTATAATTGTATGGATAAGTCAGGGTATGTTAGAGCCTGGTTTTTCAACGAGCTGTGGGAGATTTTGCCGAGGGAAATAAATACGAATGGGTTACAATATACTTTGGTATTATTCCCAAAAGAAATTGGATATTTGAGTGTTGGTTTTCTTTTAAAGGGGTGTCCTACTGATGATGGTGAATGTTCAGGTGCTTGTAATTGTTCGTTAATTAGTATAGCAATCCGAACCAAACCTCAAGAAGCCGCAGCCGAACTTGCCCTGTGGTGCGTGAAGGAGGGATACTTGAACCCAAAAGAGACGTGGGAAGATCGAAAATAAGATAGCGCATAAATTTCAAACAGGGGGAGCGATAAGCTCCCCGAAGGAGGTGCATTATAATATACAATTATAACCATACAATATTATATTATAAAAATAGTAAATTAAACTTGTCGTTTTTATATCCTCTATGGGTTATATCGCTTAAAGTCTTTATATTGTAATAGTTTTAGATGTCAAATATATTTATGCTAAATCCATAATTACTGACTGACACAAATGTCATAAATAAAAATCTTTTCTTTATTTGCAATGGTTTGCAAAGATTACGGAAAAAGTGGAATTATTCTTGTACTTATAATAAGTAGCTCTTTGAAAAATTAATGATTAATTAAAAAATAAAAGTTAAAGCGTTAAACCTATAAGGAGGAAAAATGTTTAGCAGAATGTCAGTAGTAACAGTATATTATGCCGGATATAATGTTAAATTTGTAACAAATCTTGGAGGAAAAGATGGAAATAATAGACAGAAAATCAAATCAAATAGGAAATTGGCTTTTGACAAGATTGTATGTGAGGAAGAACGACCACGGGATAGAAAGATTGATTGTCGGAGCATGGGAAGTCAGGCGTAGATTTGAACCACAAAGTGCAGCCAAAAGATTTTTCACTCAGCCGGAAGCCTTTGATTATATTGAAAAACAAACAGATAAAAATCTAAGGAGGAAAATATGAAGTGGTTTATAATTTTAATATTAATTATATGTTTCATTGGTTGTGATAATTCGGTAGTTGAACCTGATATACTTTTAGCAGAAGCAACAATATTAAGTTGGGACCAAGAATATAATAAAGAATTAGAACTGTATGGCGATGTTAGAATTGTTTATGAAATCGAAAACACTGGTAATGTTGATATCTATAACTATGAAATACATTTTACAATTGAAAGCGAAACCGGAAAAGGGTCAGCGACAAAAAGATACGATTATGAAATAAGAAAAGAACAGACAAGACAATTTACATATACACATCCAATTGGTCTTTATAGTGATATCTCTTTCTCCCCTGTAATGAAAATTGAGTGTATAATTAACAAATTAAATTTCTAAGGTTAAATCTCTTAACCTTTAGCCCCATCATTTTTGGTGGGGCTTTTTTATTTCTTATCATTTTTGATAATATAGACTGAACGTAAGAGAATTTCTTACTACCAGAGTTGTTTTCTTATTTCTATTCCTGTCCTTTTATTACTGATAAACGGTTCGATTCTTAAAGCCCAGGGGTTAAACTGTAATGATGACCCCAGTTTTATTTCTGTTTGTTGCTCTCGATAACATGTAACGGAAATAAAAAGCTTTTCCCAATCCCAAAAATCCCGATAATAAGTCATATTCTCCGGGGGGACAAATTGAAAATATTTATAATAAGGATAAACCAATTCCTGACCGAAAGGTGAATTGTTTTCTTGTGTGCGTATCCTTATTTTATTACCATCCGCTTTTATAAAGTTGACTAATATATCAGGGGTATTATAAACATATCTGACAACTTTAACGGTTTCAGGTTTGGCTTCAACTTCCCTGATATGTTCAAGCCATTTTATTTTTATGTCAGGTTCTTTAATATCAAAAGTATCTTTAAGGAAAATTGTTTGATAATCCATGTTCGGTATAGTGTCATCCAGTTGACTATTGACCCATCTAAATGCTAAATATAGCCCAGCAATTGACAGACAACTTAAGAAAATCGCGATAATGTCAGGTAACTTACGTAGCCATTTCATCTTGCCGACAAGCCTCCGCAAGTATTGAATAATTGTTTAAATCAATATGGCTATCGATTATCGATTCAAAATTCACATTCGGCTTATTCCAGAGGTTTGTAATACGTATGATTTTTAGTATTAATAATCTCATTGCTTGTGCCTTCGGGGAATTATCTAATCCTAATGCCTCACAAATAATTGATTGTTTTTTGAAATTATCAAGTGCATCTTCTTCTTTTGAATAATCATTATTCTTGTCACGAATAGTTTTCTTTGATTTTTTAGATATAATATTATGCAAGGTTTCTAAATCAATTAAATCCATTATATTTCCGCTCTTATTTTAAATACTACTGTTTGAGTTTGAAATGCTTTAATCCATTCTTGTTCTAATTGAACCGTGAAAAAAACACCCCCTATCGGTTTAGGTGCGTGTTCTTTTACTTCTTCGTAAGGTGGGATTTTAGTTCCCTCTGCTTCACCGGCTGAATAATTACGGTAAAAAGAACCTGTTTGAATTGATTTGTTGTCAGTCCAGTAAATATACCCTGTACCATCTTTCCTGAATACAGGCTGCATTCTGCCATTCGCTGTTACGAATTTATTATGCTTATGCCCGAATAGGAAAATATCATAATCCCAGTTAGTCTCTTTTCTATTTATATCAATCATCCCTTTCGTAACCGGAGAACTGCCACCCGATCCATGATGATATAGTATTTTTAGAATCTTCTTATGATTTCCATCGCTAAATCTATATCCTAAATACCCCGTATATCCACCATAGGCAACTTTGTGTTTTCCATTTAATTTTGCATTTAACATCATAAATAATAGTTTTGTCATATTTGTTTGTCCGTATTTATAAACCGCATATTCGTGATTTCCCATTCCTATAATATCAATCAATTCTGCATAAGGTTCTAAAATATCAGCCATCATTTCAGCAGCAACTAACGGTGCATCATCCTGATTAGCCAACTCATCTATCAATAAAGAAGGGTTCCATCGCTTATCCCCACGTGGAAAAATAGCATCAAAAATATCACCGTTCAGGATTATACGGGCATTACGTTCTTTTGCCTCTTGAAGTTCTTTTTTAAATGAATCTATATCACAATTTTTAATTCCGAAATGAACATCGGAAGCTGCGTAAAATATTTGTTTAGGTTTATCTAACTTAATATAAGTTACCTTCACAATATTAATTTAATCAAAAATAGTAAAAAGTCAACCCCTTAATGATTTTTAATTTTTCCCATTCGACAAGAGTTTAGTTCTCCCTGCTATTTCGAGCAGAATAAAACCAAGTGCGATTACTTTAATGTCAGCAGAAGCTGTTTCACCGGGAACAATACCCTTTAAAGCAAGGATAAAAACTAATCCCATACCGACTAAAGTGGTGATAAATTTTCTTTTATGTTTCGTTAATACTTCTGATATATTTTTTAAAGCATCCATTATTTACCTCCTCCAATAAGCCATTGTTTGAACAACAAAAAAGCTAAGGCAAGAGCGGTTGGGATAGCTCCACCAATAACCCCGATAAACCCAGATTTAACCTTATGCACTTCGACCTTCGTTTCAATCCTGCCTATTGTCTTTGTTACTTCAAGATGGTTTTTATTTACCTCTTTTCTAACGTCTTTTATTTCATCGAACAATTTACCTTGTACGTTTCTTAGATGTTTTAGTTCGTTTAATATATCGTTAGTTTTAGCCATATCAGTTCAAAATTCCTAATCCAATTCCTAAAACATCCGCAAGCAAATCCCCGAAGTCGAAATATTGTCCTTTATCCCAATCATAAAGTTCCTTTTCTATTCCTATAGAAACAGTCAAAGCTAACAATCCAATTATGGGGTGGCAAAACACAGCAATTGTA